GCTCTACGTGTGGTCGGACCACGCGGGGGAATTGAACCCCAACTGCACTCGCATGTATTGGCAAACACGATCGTACTGTATCAAAGCACGTTTCCGATCAAGTGTTTTCCCAGGCGAGCTGTGACACCAGTCACATTGAACATTCGAGGGATGGCCCCTGCCGCTCCGACGGCCATGCAGCAACGAGCTAGCGGATCAAACATGGCACAACGGCAGGCTAAAGTTCCTCTAACAGAAGACGGACGAGAGCGCGAAGCTCTGCAAGTCAAGCGAGTAGTCTTACAATCTAGACAAGATACCAGGTGATGATTCCGGTTTCGCCCATCCGGGCGGTCTATCATGATCTTAGTTCAGCCCTTTTCCGATTGCACGCCGAGAGCGAGAGACTCTGCGAGACGCGCAATGCGTACTTGTGACCCGGGCAATCGTGCGCTTGCGACAACCGACGCGTAAAACGCTCGTGCGCGTGCGACAACCGCTTGCCAGGGAAGACCTCAAGTGAAATGCACACTCCATGGAATGGCCTGCATCTGTCAAACCGGTTTACTGCGCAAGCCGCGTAATGACAGCCGTAGGCCAAACGCCCCGCCCTTGGGGCTGGGTTTGGAGCGTGGTAGTGAAACTCCCGTCGCCAGCGATTGGTGTTCCGTTGGCGAGCCATGAGTTCGCGTAGTTCTTGTATGCGATTTCTTTGTTCTCGAGTTCAAGCTCAAGCGTGTACATGAGGGAGACGCCGGTGATGTCCGCAATGCCGACTGCGTCGATTGCGTTGCCAGCGGAGTCAACCCACTTGTATGAGCGCTGGAGCCGTTTGATGGAGTGCATGGTCGCGTAATCAACGGGAGTGATCCCATGAGCGGCCGCGAACTCGAGAAGCTCCGCGGAGCCAAGGTAGTCACCTTGGCCACCCTTTCCGACGTCATTGTTCGCACCGGCATCGGGCAAGGAAGACGAGAAAGAGTACGTGCCGGGAGGGACAACGAGGGCACCGTTAAAGGTCTCGATGCCGATGTCGTCAACCAGAGGAGTAAGCGGCAGGACTCCGTCGAAGATGACGTTGAGCTTCTGGCCGTACGAACTGCCATTCCCGCCAAGTTTGTGTGTGAAAACCAGAGGAACACTGGGGTCAGGGACCCCGGCATACACTTGTGGGCGAAATGAATAGTTGCCCCCAGAAGCGGGGGCAGGTTGGCGCTCGAGAAACTCGATGTCGTATGCGATCTCAATGTATCCAACAGTGGTTGCGTCCGCCATCGCTTCAGTGGCGATGTGGACCTGGCCATAGTCGTAAGTCTTGAGGTCCGAGCCGGTTGGGGCGGTGCCCGTCCGGGTGAAGAAGCTCTGGTTGCTCCCCGGAATGTTCAAGGTGAGCATGCGCCAGGGCGCTCCATCAATGTATCGCGTGGACTGCGAGAAGCTGACAGCGTCCGAGGGGGCGTTGTCAAGCACGTCAGGGTCGAATGCCATAAGAACATTCCCCGCGGTGTTTGTTCCACAAAGGTTGTGATACATCACGCGGATGGACTTGACGCGATACTTCTCATAAAGCTGAGCCATGGTGGACAACCGTGGCAAGAACGCCGGGAGCGCGGGGTTGATCTGCATGGTATGCTGCACCGTAAAGGCTGCAGACCCAGACAGCGTTGCCACGCGCTCCCGCTCCATAAGCCGGACCGTCTTTGACCCGCTGCGACCATTGGAGATGTTGGTCGCAACGGGCGCCATGACCCCGCGTTTCTGGCGCGGAGGCTGGGCAGGCGGCCGTCGAACTGGTGCCCTCCCTTTCGCAGGTGGAGGGCGTGCCTTTTGCTGGGCTCCTTTCTTAGAGCCAGCCATTCGCTTTGTCTTTCGGTTTGCTTAGATGTGAAGGATGAAATTTGTTAACCTGAGGAAGCTGCTACTCCCCCCCAGCACATCTCACTGATCATCGCTACAAGTTAGAGGGCACGATCGCTTGCCCAATCTCAGCCACGGTAACAGTCAGTGTCTCTACCTCTATGTTCCGGTCAAGATGTCCCGGTTTGGACTAACCAAAGTCCGAGGTAACTGGCAAGGGAGCAAAGCCCCCTCTCAATCACTGGCGTCACGCTGCAAGTTCAGGTTTCTTGCTGCGTCCGCGGTGTTTCCTTCTGTGCCGCGATGTGCCCGAACACCCGCTGGTTGATGACACAGAGTCAACTGAACGGTCGGATCCCAGTGGAGCCCCGGAGATCTGAACCGAAACAGGAGCAGAGTCATCCCCAGACGACGCAATGTCGGGGAGGGCTCTGTGCTCCAAGGCCTGCTTGTGGTTAGCAAGCAGGACCTCACCATCGTTGATGACGGTGTCCTCCTTCGGCTCTTTAGTGAGGACATCGTCCTGGTTGCCGCTCCACAGCAGTGGCGCGTCAAGCAGGTCCTCGAGCGTGGTGCAGCTATCCAGCCACACGTGGAAGGAGTCCATGTCAAAGTCTGCGAGTTCCTCCTCACAGACGGCGTGCATCCAGCCAGTCGCGTTTGAGTTCGGCCACCACGTAGCATTGTTGCTACCGTGTTGGCGAGCCCACCACGAAAGGTCGGAACATGCCTTCGGGTCCCGCTTAACCGCCCCCTCAACAGACTTCAAGAGTTTGCTGTGGTGGCGCGACGCGAGCTCGAAGACACGGCGGTAAAAACTGCCAAGGATGGGAGTTTCCGCATCCATGCAGCGACCGCTCCACGCTTTTTCGACGAGCTTTGCAAGCTTGCCGTTGGGACCAGGGGAGAGAACTGTGCAAAGGTGAACCTTGCTAACAGCCCTCGTGAGACAGGACATGGAGTCCCGCTCACCCCAGTACACACCTGGGCAGAACATCCGCGACAAAAAGCAAGGGAGAGTGGGGCCATGCGGCCAATGCGTATTGGCCACGATCACATGCCCGCACCTCTCACCAGCCCAAACCGCAGCTGCAACCCAGTCAGCAGAAGCGCAGACTCCCTGGATGGAATCGTCCCCGAGTACCAAAGCTGACGAGCACAACTGCGACCAACCTTCTTCAAGGTCACACCGCAAGGCCCGAACAATCGTGCAGAAAACAATGAATGAGTTCTCCAGAGTGTTCGCAATGGTGGTCTCAGGCGAGCCAGAGAGCCGGGCCGGGCCGGTAGCATACCGGTGTCCGGCCGTTGTCACAGCGCGCTGCGTGTGCTGCTGGCGGAGCAAACGGCCAAGATCCACATGGTGCTCAGGCGCAAAGTAGCGGTACATCGCTCCTTCGAACAGCTTGCGCATCGGGTAGTTCTCGTGGCCATCGAAACGCGTAACGTCTGCTTCGAGAGCACCGGTAACACCGGGCTCAAGAGAGCAAATGTCAGCGACTCGGTCAGCAATCGCAACGGGCGACATGGAGCAGGCAACAAACGGCTGCCCACACATGACGCCGTCGCCAAAAGCGTAACAGAATTGTGAGTACTCGACCTTCACCGACCCAGTGATCTGCGAGATCAACCGAGCGTCTTTGGTGTTAGTGTAAGCCTCACGCTTCATGAAAACGCGCGTCGTGGTGTCAGGGTTCAGCCCCTCGAACTCAGAGGTTTTGATGATGCGCCTCTGGGTCGGACGTGGCTGCCGCGCCATGACTTCGGAAATCTCGACAGGGTGCCCACGGTAGGCCAAAGCATCTGGAATCAACTTGCGCAAGACAAAGTTCATCAGTTGCAAAAGCTTGGGGTGGCACTTTTTGTTGAGATTCGTCAGGTCAGTGACGCGACCCTTAGCCGCCCGCACCTCGTTGCCGAGGCACTTAGCGGGGACGCATGGCAGCATGATTAGTGGCTTGGCGTATGCCACCATCGACGCGAGCGAAGGTCCATCATATCCGGCTAAAGGCTCGTACAAGACAAGCGCAGCACGGGTCTGAGGCTGCAAGCGAGTAGGCTGCGAAAAGGCGACGCCAGCGGGGGTCTGCTTGGCCGTAAGGCCACCCCGCTGTTGCAAGAAAAGCGAAAGGACCGTCGCGGTCCCCTGCAACACCTGCGTATCTCCACCGCGCGGCAGGTGCGAAAGCACCTGCGGCTTTGTCAGGTGGTGGCCCTGCTTCTCAGCACGCTGAGCCTCAAGCCGGCAGGCCTCAAAGGAGGTGACGGAGAGGGTCGCGGCCAAGGGGCTGCCAACCTGAGCAAGCGATATGAGATCCGCTTCGTTGGTGCGGCTGCGTATCACAGCCCAGCCGTTGCGCACCGGCTTGAAGCGTTCCAAGCTCCAACCGGGCGTCAACCACTGTGCGACCTTCGACCACACGCCTTCCCACCGTTTGATCGGTGTGAGCAACAAAAGCATGCGGTCTTGGGTCAGGTGGCGACGGTCGAGGCGGAACAACGAAAAACTGCCCCGGTACTCCACAGTGATGGTGTCTCCGGTCCAATCCCACAACAAGTGGTTAAAGGTCCGGGCATCATTTGAGTAAGTCACGGTTTGGTCGTCGTTGAAGTGGAAAGAGTAGCCTGCATCGGCTCTCCCCGCCGCCTCAGGAACAAACGTGTAGATCAGAACTGAGCTGAAGTTCTCGCCCAAAAACTTCGTCATGTCGAGGTGGAAATCCACGTCGACCAAGACGAAGAGCGGAAGGGGCGGCATCAGATCCACACGGCACTGGGCTTTCCAGTCGGTAGCCCAGTACGGCATCGTGCTTCCAGCGTGACCGTTCTTCTGGTCAACCAAGCTCTGCTGGATCACGTACACTTCGGCACCGGCCCCTGTGGCCAGTCCCGAGGCGAAGCCAACCGCTGCGTTGCGGTGCACTGCTTGTTCTCCATGCGGTGCTCCGGGTGGAATGGGGCCAACAATATATTCGGCCGTACGCCACTCCTTGCGGATGACTTCAGAAGCATGCATTGCACACTCCGCTGCTTCCTGCGTATAGAACGCAAGAGCCCCCCTCACGCCCAATCTGGCAACGTCCTTCCACAAACCCCCAAGCGCTCCACACGCATTCGGGGAGGGGGAAAGTGGTTGGTCGTCAACAGACGGGGCGATCAAAACCGCAGGCGTTTCGGCTTCGGTGTCAAACGCATCATGGCCGGCATTCTCCAAACGGAGGGCAAGGCCCTGCATCATCTCATCGAAGCGCTCGGCGCTCGCTGATAGTGATATTGACGTCGTAATAGCTGAGGTGGAGTTACCTGACACAGGGTCAGTTGAGCTCAACACAGCGCGAGCATCGGACGTCATTTGTGCTCGTTGTACGTATATCGAAACGCACTGTCGGCACAAAACCAGG